GTTTGTTGTAAGAAATTCTGCTGTTGTCTTCTGATGTTCAAATGGTGTGAACCCCGGCGGACGAGGCCACGTGTACTCTGATAGGTTCATTTTTTCTTGCGTTCTTTTGCGCTTGTTTCTGATACGACCTTATGGTTTGAGCCTCGCTTGAATGAGCGATTGGCTGAAGGCGTTTGAAGTTTGACTCCGGTTTTGTTGGAGCCACCTTTAGATAGTGCTTTGATATGAGCAACATCTTTGCCTTCGCGGACGTCAGCGCGTCCGTCTTTGTTGTTGTCGGCACTCTTCTTATCGATTGTCTCTCGTGCTCGTTGACGTTCAAGCCGTTCATCAGCTTCTCCTCTCGTGATCTGTTGTTGATATTCTTTTTTATAAGGGCGGGGTTTGTTTACGTAAGGCATGTTAATTCCTAAACTTTGTGAAATTTTTCCATGGGTATGTAAATGCACTCTTCAATGTCTTTAGAGTCGCCTCGGTCATACCGACCACCTTGGCTTGGTTTGTACGATTTTCCCAAACTTACGGCAAATATGCCATCAGTAAACCTAACTATTAAGACAAATGGTATTTCGTATTGCTCTGCTATGGCTAAGCCGTTGCGCCACTTGTTTGCACTGAGCATGTACGTAGGGTACTTGTCACTTGCGTTTTTACGGGTCTTGATCTCAACTGCCGCCGCAGGCTTGCCATCTTTGTAGCAAATGAACCCATCAATGTTTCCAAGCGTGTCGGTCTGCACAAAGTCGCAATCTAAAGTATCCATTAGGTAGGCGTGAACTTCCCCTTCACGCATCCTGTCTTGGGCTGTCTCGTAGATTGGGCGCATGTTAGTTCCTGTTGTACTCACATTGTTTCACTGAGCAAAACTTGCACAGTGGGCCTTGAATGGGATTCCATACTCCGTTTTCTAATGCCGCTTCAATTCTTGCAACATCTCGAGAGGGGGCTTCTATGTACTTGGGAACCATCTCGGCGTGGTGTTCAGCCTTCACAAACTCTTTGCTCACCACGAAAAGGAGAGCAGACCTCACCCTCCGGATTTCCGGAAACTTCGCGAATAGGCCACAGGCCACGAGATCGAGTTGCTTCACATCCGCATATCTCGCACTCTTGCTTGTCTTGTAGTCGACCGAGTGAGCCGTCCCAGTCTCCCGATTGATAACCACCAAATCGGCTATCCCATGCCACCACACATTGGGTGCATCGAAATCGCAACTTTCTAAATCCTTTGTCAACCCAAGTTTCACTTCGCATAACTTATCTCCGGGGATGTTTTTTAAGACGTCTAGGGTAGCTTGCATATACGCAAACTGTTCAGGGATCGGTATCCCATCACGTATATATTCTTCTGCTACAGTATGCGCAGTCTTGCCATACAGTGTTGCCTGTGTGTCAGGTTCAACAACGTCCCTAGCTATCTTGGTGTGGTAATACTTTTTAGGGCACTGTTGAAATGTTTTCAGGCTACTGAATGACCAAACAATACTCATGGTTTACTCTTTTTCTTTAATTGCGTCTGCTAGGTATGTAATCGCAGTAGCAATGTTGTCAAGGGAGTATGCAATCCCGTCTAAGGAATCCCTTACTTGCGCCATACCTTCAAACGACTTTAGCCCGTGCGCTTCTATTGCCCCCATCGGAGTAGTTGCGTTGCCGTTACCCAACATAGAGGCGGCTCTTAAAATTGCGGATGCAATTGCTTCTTCATCTAATATCATTTTAGTTCCTTTCATTACTCTTCCCAATCCCAAATGTCGTTAGGCCAAACTAGCACAGGTGTTTGCGCACCTAAGTAGCCGCCTTCAATGTTGTATTCAATAAACTCACGTGCGTCTTCGTGCGACATGCCATCACGCTTCATGAGAATATCCCGTATTTTCTCCGCGTCATATACTAATACAGATACGTGAGTACTGTCACGCCAAATGTAGGCTGGCCCAATAATCGCCTCATCGTACCCGTCGTACTTAATCATGTGTTCTTCTCTTTAAGTTTGGCTTCAATATTTCTAACCATTTCAAATATAGTTGAGCGCCCCGCCCCCGTCTGAAAATCTTCCCAATCCCAATAAAGTTCTACTTCCTCATCCGTCAGCTCAACCCAAGGTCTTAGAGTCTTTTGAATTTCAGCTTGAGCCGCCATACCATCTTCAAAACCTTGCGCATACACTTCGTTGTCGGCATCGACCAACTGCTTGATAAGGTTTAAGCTTTCCTCGCATACTTTTGTAAGGCTTTCCACAGCAATAGCACGTTTGATAATCATACAGGTGCGTCCTCATGGTTGTCGGGGTTGAACTTGGGCACATGAGTGTCCTTGTCCTTGGGGTTAGGGAATGGCGGGAAAGGCCACGTCATGCTTTAGCCTTTGGTTTAGCTTTGGTCTTCATGAAGTCAATATCGGGTTGCTCTTTACGAAGCTCCGCATACTCTAACTGCACGCGCTGTGCGTTAATAATTTTGCCCGCCGTGTTGTTCATTTCAGTAGCAATTTTTACGTCTACTGCGCCTGTCTTTAAGCCCTCATAAAGAGCGGCTAATTCTGTAGTTAATTCACTGATGTGTTGCATTTTTTAATCTCCAATACTTTGCGTTTGATAAAAAGTTTTAGTCGTATTGCCTCCAATAATTCAGACGGCAAATGTTTTCCATACGAACGTCGTAGGTATGAGTCCGGTGCTCTAGCTATTAGCTTTTTGGTTCTTTCTGAAAATATTTCGGGGTGCGCTTTGCGATATTCTGCTCTTCGCGCATTTATATTTTCTTTGTTGTTTTGGTTATATTCTTTTTTCCATGCGGCTATCCTTTCTTTGTTTGCTTCTCTGTACTCTTTCTCATGCTCTTTATTGGCTTCATGCCAAGCTTTACTTTTTGCTCTTTCGCGCTCTATGTTGGCGTAATAGCGTTCCTTTCGTTTTTTGTTGAGCTCTTCTTTATTTGCGCCATAGTATTTTTTAGTGCGTTTAAGCACGTGATCCCAATTGGCTTTTTCCCACGCTTTCCGATATTCACGTAAATATTCCTTGTTGGCATCCTCCCAAGCTTTGTTTTGTGCTCTTATCTTTTCCTTGTTTGATTGTCGATACGCTTTGCGTTTGGGTGCTTGTATTTCTTTGGTTGCCAAGTAGTAAGCCTTTCTATACTCTCGCTCTGCTTCAATCTCAGCTTCACTTCTAGCTTCTCGTTTGGCTTTTACTTTTTCTTTATTGGCTTCGGCGTAGGCTTTCTGCCTTGCCTTGATTGTTTCCCTATTGGCTTCTATGTAAGCTCTACGTTTTTCTTTTAATGCTTCTTTATTAGCCTCTCGGTACGCCTTGTTCTTAGCGGCTTGAATTGCTTTCTTTTCCTCGTCTGTCATCAGCAGTCTCCATAGCTTGCTCCTGCTCCCGCTTCGCAGTTAAGAGGTAACTCCATGCCCCACGATGGTCGTGTGCGCATGCACATCTCAACGTACTCTTTGGCTGTTTCAACTTGTTCAGTCGGCACAATACAGGCAATGGCATCATGCACAGTCATTACAACTCGGTACTTCTTCGCAACCATGAGCATCTGCTCGCCGATCACGATACGGGCTAACGCTTGGCACACGTTCTCAATAACTTTGCCGCCGTAGATGCGTGTCGGGATGATTGCTTTGCCTTTCTTGGTGTCGTATACAAGTTCGACTTCGCCGTCATCGTCTTGGAGCTTACGTAGGTTAGGGTAACGCAAGTACAAGGTGTTAGGCAGTAGGATGCCTTTATCGCCCTCGACTTTTAAAATATCGCCTCGACCTAGCGTGGTGTGCTGTTTCTGTAGTATGGACTTTAGGGCTGACGCCGCAGACTTCCATAGCTCAACAATCTTCGGATACGTTGCGCGGTACGTGTCGATAATCCGTGTTGCTTCACCCAACGTAATCTCCACATTAAAGTTCTTGAGTTGAGCTTGGAACTTCTTCGCACCCATGCCGTACCCACAACCAAGGATAGTGGTCTTACCAACGAATCTCTCGTCCTTCGTAATCTCCGTGACGTCCTTGCTATAGATAGCAGATGCCATGATTTTGTATACATCTTCGCCCCGATCAAATGCGTCTACCAAGTCGTCTTGTTCCGCAAGCCATGCTAGCGTACGGGCTTCAATTTGTGATGAGTCTGAATCAACCATCATGTAGCCGTCCGGGGGAATGATTGCTTTTTTTAAAGCTGAGTTCCTTGGTAGGTTTTGCAGATTTAATTTATCGTCACCGCCCCATCTTCCGGTATGTGCCGCATAGTAGCGTAGTGGTACAGGTAATGAGCCACGCTGGGCGATACCAAGAAACCTTTCAGTCCTTGTCTCTTCTATCGTAGACTTAGTGCCTAATCTTGCTGCCACTAACATTTGTACTACGGGACTATCGTGCTCAAGCAATGCTTTGAACTCTTCGTCTGTCTTAGAGAAAGCGTAAGTTTCTTTTCCCGTAGTTGGGCTAATCTTCATTGGCGGTACAGCGCCGGCGGCTTGTAGCATAATGGCGAACTTTTGATTACTCATCAAGTCCCCTTTCTCGTATACGCCTAGCGCTTTTGCTTTTAAGTCCTTTACAGAATCCAAGTGCTCATCTAATATATCTCCATCTAGGCGCAACACTGGTTCGGTAAACATGCGCACAGTCAAATCAATCAAACGCAAC